TAACGACAACAGAGGGCGCAACATCGACAAGCAAAGTTTTTATAATTATAGAATAAAATAAATAAAATGGCATTAGTATTAAAAGAAAGCAAAACATATAACCCAAGCGTATCTGCACAGTACGGCGTAGATATGACAGGTTCTAACTACTATGGTGTGATTGACCGCATTGAATACAACAAGCAGGATAAACAGTGTAATTTTGCAGTTGAGGTTTACGGCAGCGCAGCACTAAGAGAAAGCAACGGAACAATCGTTGACAGGATTCTTTTTAATTACAACGGAGCCGGGTTTGAGAGCGANATCGGGAAAAATGGATTAACGGTCCCGGAGGCATACACAAAAGCAATAGAAACGTTAACAGATTGGCAAAGCGACGAATAAAAAAAATGTAAATATTGAGAATGCTTAAAAAGGGATATAATTAAAAACATGGGCAGCGAAATAAACTTTATCGATGGAAAAATAACAGTCGCGGACACATCGACGGCAATAGGAATTGGCGTAAGATCTGGTCAACGAATTGAAGCGATAGACACAAATAGTGTATTTGCAGTTTACAGGGACGTATTGGGAACGGAAAGCCTGGACGACGTAAGGGAAAAAGATTTATTAGTGGGGGGGACCGGCGGCGGTGGAGGCGGGGCCGGGGATTTAGTCAGCACCAATAATTTATCAGACGTAGATAACGCAGCGACTTCATTAAGCAATTTAGGCGGAATTTCAGAAACGACAGCAAACGCAAGATTTGATGACCTTGAAAACATGATAGGAGTCAACACATTACGAGATTCGGTTGATGCGGGTTGGACGGTCCTGGACATGATAACAGGAAGGGCCGACGAATATGGGGACGAAACTGGAGTTGATACAGGCACAAGTACAATGACATACGACGGAACAGGGGCCTTTTACAACAACAGAACCTCGTCAAGTTATTATTTAATGCAATCCAACACAGTTAATCTAAACACAGATTTCAACGATACGTTGGGATTATACACGACAACGCCGGTGGGAGGTACAGATCATACTACAACAATAGTTAAATCTGGAATAGGGACAACTTCAATGGATTTTAACTCCGGGGCGAGAAGGTTACAGATTACAAACGACGCATATTTTAATATAGGAGCAGGACAATTCCTTATTAGTTGTTGGGTTTATTCTACAACAATAAATACAGGCGTTAAGGTTATATCTGCAAACTCAACACTGAACAGTGAAGGCTATGTGTTTTATATTAATGCCGGAGTCTTAACATTAGCGTATTATCCAGGACCAACAACAATGATATCAGCATCTGGAGGCTTCTCAAATGGAACATGGCATCATGTAGTCGTAGCAAGAGACAGCAGCGACGACGTAAGAATGTACGTTGACGGTAGTCAGATCGGAAGCACAACAAACGATGCTACAGCATTACCAAGTACAGCAAACGATTCGTTGATCGGGTCGCAAGCAGGTTCAAGCATATTAAACGGATTTATGCAAGATTTTAAACTAGATAATGCAACAGCGGGTCCATATACAGGAGCGTCGTACACAGTGCCGACAACGTTAGAAACATCGGGAGACAACGAATTGCTGCAAAGCATAGGTTTTACAGCCAATGCAGAGGCAACGAATGGACGTGTCATATTGCTAATAGAGGAGATAGACGCAGTTACGCCAAATACGGACATTACGGCCAGGATATCAAGGGACGACGGAACCACGTTTACAGATGTTACATTATCGGACGACGGCGCGTTTAATTCAACGACTAGGATTTACACATCTAACGACTTGGATATTAGCGGACAGCCAAGCGGCACAAACATGAAATATAATTGTGAAGTATCAAACAGTAAATATTTGAAGGTACATGGTGCATGGATTCAATGGAGATAATAAAATGGCAGTAAAAACAATAGTACCAGGTGAAAAACCAGTAAGCAACAAGCCGGTTAAGTGATTTTAACCTAAAAGGTTGAGTAATTAAATAAATAATGATAATTAAGTAAATAAAACGGAGTTAAAAAATGGCAAGCCCAACGGTTGATTTAGGAACAGGAATTATAATTGCATTCGGAACGAGTGGATTTACAGCTGAAATATTAGGCGTTACACCTTATAGTGCGGAACGTGAAAGCGTAGAAACCACACATTTAACGACAGCAGCAGCCGGAGCAAGCCAAATAGGCGGAAAAACATATATACCCGCAGACATAACCGACGGCGGCACAATGTCGATCAGTGGCCATTTTAACCCCGATACCGTAGCACCATTAGAAAGCGACGCGGAAACAATAACAATCACATACCCATTGCAATCCGGAAACACCATACAGGCTGCATTATCATTTAGCGGTTTTATGACGAATTACAATCCAAATGAGTTTGTTGTTAATGGAAAAATGGAATTTACAGCAGATATTAAAATCAGCGGTCCAATTAGTCGTACCGTAGCGAGTTAATAATGGAATATGAGATTTTAGCAAACCGTCGTAGATTGGGTAAGGTTGGCGACAAAATAAACATAAAAGAAGAACAGGCAGCTGTATATCTTCAAAGTGGTTTAATTAAGCCGACAGGCAAAACAGCAGAGAAAACAAAGGAGAAAGCGAAAGATGTTATTAACGAAGGACCAAATATTAAATAGCGACGACATAAAAACCGCCATTGTAGACGTGCCAGAATGGGGCGACGGCGGTCAAGTTAAAGTCAGAGCATTAAACGCCGGAGAGCGAGACGAGTTTGAGTTAAAGCACGTAGAGAAAACGCTAACAGATTACAGGGCATATCTAGCAAGTAAAGCGATTATAAACGAAGAAGGCAAGCAGATTTTTAGCCCTAACGACATAAAAGCATTACGTGAAAAGAGCAGCTCACCGTTAAGCCGTATTTATAATAAAATAACTGAATTAAGCGGATTATCAAAAGAGGATATAGACGATCTGGAAAAGCCCTAAGGCAATTACCAGGCCGGCAATTTTGGCACAAACTCGCGCTAAAATTAGGTAAAAGCGTCAAACAGGCCCAGGAAGAAATAACCGACACGGAATTGGGTTGGTGGATGGCATATGACAGAATCCAACCAATCGGGCCGGAAAGATACGATTATTTAAACGCATTAAGTTGTTATTTATTCGCAACGGCGAACAGCAAAAGTGGTGCGAACATAAAGGTTGATGATTTCATGCCAGGATGGGGAGAAGGTGCAAGTAAGCAGAGTGCAGCAGATATAGAGGCGGCGTTGACATCATTCGCAAATTTGCATAATAAGAAGGTAACAAAATAGGCATAAAATGGCAGTCATTCAGAGTTTAAACCTTGTATTTAAAGCGGAAACGAACAAAGCTACAAAAGCCATTAAGGGATTAGGCGGCAGCATAGGACGTTTGGGCAAGAAATTCGGATTTACAGGAAACTTGATAAGTGGAATATCCGCATTCCTAAGCGTTAGATGGTTTAAATCGACAGCAGCAGCAATAGATCAACAAGCTAAGTTTGCGGACAGATTAGGAGTAAGTTTTGAAGCGTTGCAAGATTACCAACACGCGGCCGGATTAGCGGGAATAAAAACCTCAGCGTTAAACGTTGGCATTCAAAGGATGACCAGGCGACTAGGTGAAGTTTTCGTAAAGGGAACAGGAATGGCAGCCGCAACGGTTGAGAAACTAGGATTAAAAATAGAAGATTTACAAAAACTAAGCGCGGGGCAACAATTCGAGGCGATAGGGAAAGAATTAGGCAAAATTGATAATCAATCTGAAAAACTAGCGTTAACGTTTAGCCTATTTGACACAGAAGGCGCGGCATTGGTTAACTTATTTGACGACATGGCAAAGCGCGGCGGCGAGGCAACGGATGAACTCAGAAAGCTAGGATTAACGATAAGCAGACTTGAAGCAAAACGCGTTGAGGAAATGAACGACAGTTTTAACAGCTTAGGACAATTTTTTGACGTACTAGGAAAGAAGTTATTAATTGAAGTGGCACCGGTAATTAAACAGATAACAGTTGATTTAGTTGATTTTGTAAGAAATAAAGACGGCATAAGGAAAATAACTGAAGGTTTTAAAGAACTAGCGTTAATGTTAGCGCGCGTTGCAGAC